TTCTATTAGTTTTTCTTTTCCGTGTTCTTTATAAATGTCGCTTATGTCTTTACCTAAGCTTGCATGATGGTACAATACTGGTATATCGTACATCTCTGATATTTTCTTTGCTCCTTCTATTCCTGCCCTGTCAGCATCAAACCAAACATATATGTTATCAAACCTAGCCTTAAGGAGTTCGTAAGCATTCTCTGAGATAGGAGTTGTTTCACTCCTAACAGCTACTGCGTTAACCCCAATAGAGTGTAAGGTCATTACGTCTTTAGTTCCCTTAGTAATAATCAAGATACTTCCTTTATGTGGTAGCTGAGTATAACCCTCAAGCATACCTCCAAAGAAGTTAGTTCTAAATTTAACTTTCTTCTCAGCGTAAGGACGGTATAATTTAAACTTGTCTTTCTCCTTATACCGATAACAAGGATCAAAGTCATTGTTAATGTACCATATGTTGTCTGCTATCCAAGCCTTGTCTACTCTTCGCACATCATAGAACTTAAGAATCTTCTCTGTTACTCCGAACTGAGACCAGTATTCTAAGTCTTTTTGATTGAATTTAGTTAGTTTTACTTTAATAGATGCAGGTTTTACTTCTGCGGGTTTAACTGTTTTGAGACTATCTATTTCTATTTTAAGTCCAAGTCTGTCTTCTAGGCTAAAATTCTTAAGCTGGAAGTCTGACTCAATCTTATAAAGAATATCAGGATACTCATACCCTGTTCTCATTTGAGCTATGTCTATGCAGTTGTAGTGGATTTTCTCAGTAGCGTAATCTATAAAATAAAGATTACCTCCCTGACTCCACTTGAAGAAACAAGTAGCATGCTTATCAGATCTGAAAGGATTCTTGTACTTACTTCTTAAGTCTATTTTTTCTCCGAAGTAAAAAGACATTAAGGTTTCTTGTCCTACAAGCTTGTACAAAGTCTGTACATTAGGTCTGATTTCAATACTTGTTAAATCCATAACTAGGTTAGTTAATAAAAAAGAGGGCTACAAATGTAACCCTCTTTTCTAAAAATGAAACAGATTATTAAAAAGAATTAAAATAAGCTGTCTACGTCTTCGCTAATATTAGCAGTTGCTACATCGCTAGTATCCCAGCTCATAGCAGGTTCGTTAGAGAAAGGACTCTCTACTTCGTTGCTTTCAGGAGCATCGTTCTCAGTGTATTCTTTGAAGGTAAAGCTTCCGTAGAAACTCTTGAAGCCATACTCACCAGTGATTTGCTTAGCTACGTAGTCAGTGATTTTACCACCTACGTTAACAAACACTTTAGTGCATACATCTTGGTATTTACCGTCTTTGATTCCCAACAATACTTTGATACCCATGTTAGCTTTGTTAAAGTGAGCAAAGAAGTCTACCAACTCATTACCCTTACCCTTAGCAATAGCATTCCAAGAGTCAAGTACGAATGGCTTCTCTTTAGGAGAGATGTTACCATAAGCCTTAAGCAAAGAGTAAACTGACTCTTCACCACCTTTAGCTTCACGTGCACTTCTCAAATCCATTCTACGAGAAGGGTCCAAAGCAGATTGTGCATCGCTCAAGTCAGCCAAGTTAAGAGCCCAAGAGGTTTTTGTATAGTTGTCAATGAATTGTTTTTTACCTGCCTGTGAGGTACGAGTATCGTTGTTAACCCACAAAGAGAACTTACCACGCAAATCTGTTTTGAAGTCTGGATGGTTTACATACCAGAAGTCCAAACGCATTCCGTTTTCTCCTTCGTAGGTAGGTTCTTTAACTTTATCTTCGTCAATTCCCAAAAGTGCAGCAAGAGCTTTACTAGTTGGGTTTACAGCAACGATTTGAATAGGAGCAAATCCTGTGTACATTTTTTTGCCTGATGAAGGCTCTCTGGTTTCTAATTCTTCGAATTTCATAATTTTTTGTCTTTAAGTTTGTTTGTTTTATTTTGTTTTTGTTGGTACTTCTTTTACTTCTTCTGCGTAATAGGTGTCAATTGCTTGACATACAAGGTTCAAATCATTTGGAATCAATGTGTCTGCAAACATATCCATAGGGCTCTTCGCAGGATAGTTCTTGAAACGGTTGGTTACAAAGTGATAAGTTGCTTTCTCATCTTTATCCTCACCTACGTGAGTATAGAGAGCAATAGTAAACAATCCTTCGAGTACAATTTGATTGTCCAATGCTTTACCGATAGTCTTAATCTTCTGACCTACGATATGTCCATCATCCTCGATTGCTTCTGAGTGAGTGATGTAGAATACTTTAAGGTCAGTACGAAGTTTACGAGCTGTGGTAAGCATGTTGGTTACATCCTTAGCCAAGTTTACAAATTTACCGAAACCTACTTCGTTAGCTTTCTTCATCATAAGGAAAGACATTGAGTAGATAGCATCATCCATAATTACATTTTTGATGTGTGGTGCTTTCTCGCTGATTTGTTGTAACAAAGCTGTAATTTGAGCAATCTCATCTACTTCCATGTAGTTCTTTGACTCAGTGTTGTAGAGTTTCTCTGCTCCTTTGAAAGGCAATTCTTTCCGTGCTACGTTGATGATAAAGGTTTCTTTGGGATCTAAGGTCCTGATAGAGGTAGATTTACCTGTACCTGAAGGGCCTACAATTGCGATTAATTTGCTTGACATATATTTATTTTATTTTATTTGGTTTCTTCGATTTCGTCTATTTGGTCTATGATATCATCTTCTGTGTTCCACCCAAAGTTGCCTACAAAGTGTATTGCAGCAGTGAAGCAGTTCTGAAGATCTTTCTCAGGGTCAGTCAATAACTCTTCTCTCATGTCTTTATTGTTGTAAAGTTCTGAGGAGAGCCATATCAAGAAGTTATCTTCTTGTTCTATTGTCCATGTGTGCTTCTCATACCATCCATCTTCTTTGAAGTCTATAGTGGTATAGTCTACGTTAATAACGTCACACATTTGTTTGATTATTCTAGTTAAATACGGGTTCTGTTGTTCATCCATTCTTTACATTTTTAAAAATCGTTCGTAATGATTGCCTACTGGGTTATTCATATCCTGGGGTCTAGGTAGCTCTTGGAATTCTCCGTTAGCTCCATTAAAGTAAAGTCCTATGCTTGAGTTTTCTAAGCCATAGTAACGGTCTTTAAGGAATTTAAGTGAGCGATACTTGTTACCTAAGATACTGACGTCATACCCATTATGGGTAGCGATGTTGTATCTAGCAGGACTAAATAAACCAATGACAATTTCGTAGTCTTGGTGTACACCTTTGTTGATGTGGAGTTCCTCCATTGATGGTTCTAGTTTCTCTTCCATCAATTGACCTTTGTAGGTGTAAGTCTGTTTCTCTGATGCAGGTGTCTGCTGATGTACGATTACGTTAATCATCTTGTAACGCTTAGAGAAAACCTCTAATACGTAGTCTTTAACCATAAAGTCAAAGGTTTGATAAGACGATAACTTAATCTTGGTGTCAGGAGCAATCTCATTAGATAAGAGACTAATGTGGTCTAAAATAAAAAATACCCAGGTATCATCTGACTTATACTTGTAGCCTGTGATTAACTTCTTACCGTCTTCGAGTTCTTTGTATGTGTGCTCTCCGATTTCAGGGTTATCAAAATAGGCCCTAATATACTTAGACATACCCGTAGGGTTTCTAATGTAATCAATTACTTCTACAATCTCTTGTAGGTTATAGATGAATCTTTCAGCATCCTTAACCTTAGCCATAAGATCGTTAGTCATAGTGTAATTACCGATAGACTTTAGTTGTTGTACGCTAATAGTTATCCTGTGCTTCTCATACATAAAGATTGAGATAAAGGATAACCAGAAGTCTGTAGCACTTTCTTCTAGGGCAAAGTAGAAGATTTTAGGTTTTATAGAACTTTTGTTTAAGCGTACTTGCTTGTAGATATTTAAGATAGTCATGTACTTAGCGAACTTTGACTTACCTACACCTGATGCAGCTGTTAAACAAGTAATAGAACCCTTAGTAAATCCTCCATAATATTCTCCTAGTCTCGGAAATGGAGGAGGAATAGAAGTTAATCCCCCCTCTTCCTTTACTAGTTTATTCCGCTCTATCTGCCCAATTAATTGTTCAAACTCCATAATTAATTACTTACAAAATTTGATGACTATTGTAGGCTGGACCTGTTCCATTCTTTAACTCCTCACACCATTTGGCTAAGTCGCTTTGGTCTACGCCATCTATCTTTTTGTAAATAAAGTAACCACATTCTCTAATAAACCTGATGTTTCCTTGAGACTTAAGTGTACTTATATAGAGATCTGTTGCTTGTGCTATCTCTTCAAGAGTATAGTCGTACTCACTGATAAATCTGATTAAGCGTTTTACTACGCTAGACTTGTCTGTGGTTTTACCTGATACTCCTAGATTCTTAGCACTGAACTTACTTACAAACTCAGCCAACCAAGTAGCAGAGATAACAATATCCTTCTTTCCAGTAGTTTGATTATTATTAGAAACAGGAGCAGAATTACTAGGTGAAATCAACTCTCCAATAGACTTAGAAAAATCTAAGTCCTCTAGTGCTTTAGGTGTCCAACTATAAGTGGTTCCGTTATGTAGAAGTTTTTCTTCGTAAATCCACTTGTCGATCATCTTCTCTTTCTGCAGTAGTGCCCAGAGAACTTCGTAAAACGTCTTCTTCATTGGTTGGTTTGATTAAAGTAAAGTTTACACCCTTAAAGATTTCCTGAGAATTAATCTTTATCGGGTCTACAAAGATAAGGGATTCATGAACTTTTTCCAAGTCTTCCATCCACATTTTTTTCATAAAGAGAAAGTCTGGATGTGACTCCAGACTCTCTCCATAATGTTCTATTTCCATAGATTAAAGCTTCACAATGTCTGAGAAAGCTACTTCTCCCTTTTTACAATCGTCCATCAAAGTTCCAATGAATTCTTGTTCGTCTTTGGGTACGTTGAAGATGCTTTCGCAATCATAACAATAACTACTTAATAAAAGATCGTTTGTGATATGAATGTGATTACCAAGACAGTTAGGACATGTTCCATCCATAATCATCTCGTCTAAGTCTTCTTGTTTGTACAAGACTTTAGACTTAATGCTAAATGATGCTAATTCATCCCTTAGTCGAGGATCTTGATACTCAGGATAACATGACTCTATCCACTCACTGTAGATTTGATATTCTTCTTCAGCAGCGGTTTGTTCTGCTTTATCTTTATCGTAAGCGACATCTCCAAAGGGATCTAACATGTCCAAGGAATCTTCTGGTCTAGACCAGTGCTTTGGACCTTTAGTAGAAGCCAATTCGCTTTTTGGAGGCATCCACTCTCCCCTCTGTACATCAAAGTACCAGTCTTCGTCATCTTCATCCCAGATATTAATCTGTCTAGCACCTGTTCCCAAGTAAGTAGTAGTAGATTTAGTCTTACTACCGCCATAAGGAAGTTCTGCCCTAAGAGAAGGTACAGGGAAGGTTAGAGGAATGTTTCTCTCAGCTAACATTGTAAGCATTTCATAAGCAAAACTGAAAGCATTAGTAAGAAGTGCTACACTTGCTACCTCGCTATCTCCATGCTCGTTAAAATAACCACAAGATAAATTATGAGAAGATACCTTAAGACCTCGCTTACGAAGACCACCTACATCAGTAGCTGTGCCTGAGTTAAGAGTATAACCATACTTATCCATCAAATCACCAATCAAGTCATAGTGCTCAGGGTTGAAAGTCTGAACACCATTAGTATACTTAATGAAGTCGTTTGTATAGGATCTGCGATCTAACTGAGTGACAACCAATGAGTTGTCAAAGAAAGACATATCGCAAGCATAAGTACCAACTAATCCTCTTTCCTCGCCATAAGGCAAGAATACTTTACAAGCAGGCATCATCTTAAGCATTTGGATAGCAAAACATACACCTACAGCATCATCGAGACCTAAGCCACACTGTTCACCTCTTGCATTATCGAAGCCAAAAATCCACTCATTTGTCTTGAAGATTTGCATACCTACATGATAGCTTTGAGCTGTGTCATAGTGAGCTACGATAGTAGGATAGAACTCTGCTGCTCCTTTTGTGCAATAGATATTGCCTCCTCTCTCATAAACAGTAACTCCTTCGATCTTAGAGATAAGCTCAATAAGCCAATCTTTCTTAATTACTTCGAGTTCTGGTTGACATAATATCAAATAGTAGATCAAAATCTACTGGAAAATCACCCTTAATGGTGTGGTCTATTGCTTCTAGTTTGTTTGTTGTGTATTTCATTGTTTTTAAATTAAAAATTGATCAGGACCTTCAGTAGTTTCTGTGGTCTCTGTAGTTGGAGTAGTTTCTGTAGTTGGAGTAGTTTCTGTAGTTGGAGTAGTCTCATCAATCTCCATTGCTGCTTCTAATGCACTTACAACTGTAATAAGACTGTCATTATAAACCTGACTTGGGTGATAGAAACTGTAAGAACCATAAGGAGAGGAAGAAGCAGAACTAAATATAGCAGTAATAGAAGACAAGTTATTTACTCCTCCACTTGTTGTAAAAGTAAGTGTTTCTGTAGTCTTTTCACTCACTTCTTGACTAGAGTCTTCAGTAGAATCTTCTGTAGAATCTTCTGTATCTTGTTCGGGCTTATCCTCATCATCTGGGTGGTAGAAAGAACCATTGATCAGTTCATAAGGATGAATGCTGGTGATAAAGTATCTGCCGTTATGATATTCCCTAAGTTGAGAATCACAGTCATAAGCATATTGTCCGTCAAATAACTGAACAGAGTCTCTTACCATTACACTGTCATTATCATAAGTACTTACGTGTGCGTCATCGTCTGTAAAAGTGACATCCATAGCATGTGAGTAAATATGGCAACTTTGACAACATCTTTCTCCTCGGTGCACACCTCTGTCTACATAATGAGAATCATCAAAATCTACTGTATCCCCACAACAAGCGCAATCTATAGTGTTATCTTCTTGTGCTCCGTTATTATAGTAATCACCCCCAGTAGATCTAAAGCTAAAGTGATGACCTTCTCCATAGTTACTTAGGATTTGAGAGTCAGGATGATAACAGTGTAAAGTATCTACGTAAGGGAACCTTGCTATGTCACTTAAATCTATCTTAAGAGAATAGTGACCTGATGTTTGCCAGATTCTCCTGTACCCTGCTGTTTCCAAAGTAGACTTAAGCAAGTTTTCTGTCTCAGTTCTAGTAGAATAGATTCTGTCATAGGCCCAATAATCGCCTAAGTTCCACAGGATAGCTCGAGCAGCTACCTTACCACTCCTCAAGAGAACACCTATCTTAACTTTAGAAGGGTCTTTAGTGTAGATACCAAAGTAGCTTTGACATCTGTCATAACGCATACAAGAACTACCCAAAGTATTAGTGAAAGTATGGTAGTTATCTTCGTGATAAGCCCACTTAACCTGCTC